AAAAGACACTGTTACTGCATTGTCTTCTAAATCTTCTAAAACACTTTTTCTCTTTGCTTCTTTTACTTGCCATCGTAAAAAGAAAAATCTAGTATAAGCAAAGAAATGATTTTGTATTAAGATTTCATTTCCTTGCCGATAGCGATCTAAGCAAAAAAGAAATGACTCCCAACTCATTGATATTAATTCTTGCTCACTTAGAAATACTCCTCTTCTTCTAGCAATTGACATTATCCACGTCTCAATATATGGCTTCATGATTAAAAATAATCTATTGCGGGTTTCTTGTTGTTCCGGTACACATTCTCTCCTTTGATATTCTCGATATAAAGAAATGCATCTATCAACTACTAGCTTTGTCATCCTAGTTTCTCTCCATTAAACAGCCTGGGGGTTTTAGACCCTAATAAAGAATTGAATCCATATTCCTCACATACTTTTACAAACATCTTTGGAGATAATTTATTTTCTTGTATTGTAAGACTTAGTTCTTTGAATGGTAGTTTTACTAATTGTCTGTTCCTTCTTATGATTCTTGTATTTGATTTTATTGCTTCTAAATATTTTCCTTCGCTTAATATTCCTTTCACATATTTCAATGCAGTCTTTTCTGCTACATTTGGAACCCCAGATATGTTATCAGATTTACATCCGCCGATGGCTTTTACTTCTATCCATTGTTCTGGAGTAATTTTAAAATTTCTAACGAATTCTGTCTTAGTTGTCAGTTGATGCTTTGATACATTATAAAGATTGCAGTAATCTAATAGTTGTAACATGTCACTATCGTTTGTGACAACTATATTTTTAGGTCCTATCTGTTTTACAAGTATAGCAATCAAGTCATCTGACTCATGTCCATCAACTATGAAAATATTTTTGAATCCTAATTCTGGAAGTACTTTATCTCGTATTATGTCAAATTGAGCAAAGGCAACCGAATCATTATCTTTGTCTTCATCAGATCGATCATCGGGTCTACGAGTGCCTTTGTATGAAGGATATACTTTCTTCCGTAAAGAATTCTTACTATCCCAACAGAAGAATATTTTATCTGTTGAATATTTCTGAGCTAGACTACAAATGTGTTGGAGAAATCCAAAAATAATTTCGGTTCTCCCTCCCTTATAGCTTAGACCTTTAGAGAAAGCAAACCGATTCACATAACAAAGATAGTTAGAGTCAATAATTAGATTCGTCATAATTAAGGATGCTCATTATAGTAGTCATGGAATTTGTTTTTTCTTTCTGGCTTTATATTCTCTTCTATGTCAAGCCATTCGGCTTCAACCATATCTGCAAGTTCTTCTTCTAAGTTGTTCTTTTCTATATGAGCGATTAATTCATCTCGAGAATATTCTTTCTTATGCCATGTCAATTTTTTCACATCCGGCCCATAGAGCCACGCCAGGCTAGATCCTATATCATCAACTCCATAATCAAACAAGATTATGAATTCTACTTCTCTGAACGGCTTTGCTGTCTTATTTCTTTCTATCTTTGCTCGTACACGAATGCCATAGGCTCTCTTATCTTTCTTGAAAGTATGCTTTAATTTTTCTACTTCTGCTAACCAGCACACTTGATGAGTATAGAAGTCAAGAGCCTTTCCTCCATTTCTTCTATATTTCTTTCCGAATGTCACTCCTATATTATCTCTGACTTGAGAAATAATAAATAATGTTGTATCCTTTCCTTCCATCATACTGCATATATTGTTGAAGAAGCTAGCGCTCCCATATTTCGCCTTCTCTGTTCCGAACGACCCGTCTTCTGCTTTATCTGTTCGTGCTGCTTTCTCAAATCTTTCTAGACCTGCTTCAGATGTCAGAGCATCAAATGAATCTACGATATAAAGAAGAAATTCTCCTGGCTTCAGATTCATAACTCTACTGGCATAATCTCTTCCAAACTCTTCTATGGTTGGGGTCTGTATCCATTCCACTGAGTTTACAAAGTCTTTCCCATACATTTCTTCTAGGGGAAAATCCATGACGAATTCAACATTATTATAAACAATTAATAATTTCTTGATTGAACTATATAATTCTGAAGATTTTGATTGAAGATAAAAGAAACATTGAGCTGCTAGCTCTAATGCAAGAATAGTTTTACCGCTTGATCCGTCTCCTACTATGTTTAGTATCCTACCTCTGGCCCAACCACCGGTCTTACCTCTACCTGATAAGGCTAGATTTAAAGTAGTAAGTCCTGAGTGTAGAAATTCAACTCTAACTTTTTCTGGAAGCTTTGATTCAATCTCTTTTACTACTTCATTTGCTTTACTGTTTACATTTTCTCTACGCTTTAACATATGTTCTCCTTAAATAAAGATGGCGGGGGCAGGAGGCCAGAAAATAGACTACAATATTCATCTTATTCCTGCTTTCTTGTGCGGTGCCATTGTACTCCCCGCCATCAATTTATTATTTCTTCTTCTTTTTGCCCATGTTCTTTTTTGCTTCTGTGATTGCTAGTCTTAATTCTTTTGAAAGATTCTTGATTTCTTGAAGCCCCTTTCTAGCTTCTTTTGCTGCAGCTTTAACTTCTTGATCTGCAAACCGGTTAAAGTTTTCTTCTACCAATGCCATAACATCTTTCATCTTTGCCATGAGTTTTATTGCTTCTTTCACCATTTCCTCCTTTGTTTATTATGAACGTCTCCTTAATCTACCTGAACCAGTTGCTTCTGGCTTTTTCTTCTTTTCTTCTTCATCCTTTTTAACGGCTTCAAGCCGGTCATATTCATCAGCACATGCATTGTAAGCCTCGCAATCTTTACATGCCTCAAGCTTATCAATGTCAACTCCATACTTCTCTCCAGCAGGGCATGGATTAGATGAAGCTGCTTGTGCTCCACGACGTTTCCTTGTTCCGGTAGTTCCATCAGTTACTGTATCAGGAACATCTTCTTCAGCTTTTTGCTTTTCAACTTCCTCTTCGCCCGTAAAGATTTTTGCAATCTCATCATATGTCTTAACAACAATGAGGTCATCAAGAGTGAATGTAGAATCGAGAACCTTATCATCAATCGTATAATCACGGTCAACAAGCTTGTGTCCCTGGTGAGTGTTATATGTATCGTTTGCAACTTCAAAAGAAATTGACTTTCCAACATCGGGATCTGCAAATGGTACAATTCCTCCACCTCTTGGAGCCTTAGCAGCTAGCTGGATGGGCTTCTCACTGTATTTGTAAGATACCTCCCATACCTGAACTCCTTTAGCTTCCTCTTTGGGATTGTCGAAGCAGGTAATGTTGTAGACGCACCGGCGCTTCAAAGCAATCTCTGCATAGTCGTCGTACTCTTGTCCCTCTTTTGATCTCCGGTCAATCTCTTCACAGATAGGACATGGCTTCCCGTAGTTCCTGGCCGGACAAACAATCCATTCCTTGCCGGGACCTATGTTCTGATGAATATAGACTTCAAGAAAATAAACATAGTCTCCTTTTTTAATTGGATTTCTCTTGTCTACCTGTGGAAAGTTTTCTCCAGCCAGGAACGGGATGATGTCAATAAGATGTGGATCATCTTTTGTAACTCTTGATTGCCAGGTTGGGATTTCAATATCTGGATTGAAATAACGAAGAGATGTATCTCCGTCTTTTCTTTCATTTGAATCCTTTGTTCTTTTAATCAAGGCCTCTTTCGCTTTTCGTCTGTCAAATCCCATGTTTCTCCTCCTTTGTTTTTAGTTGTTCACATTCATTGTCTCGTTTCGCTTCAAAATAGCTACGGAATATGGCTTTAGAAAACATTCTAAAGCAAATGTAACTTAAAAAGATTATGCATATTCCTGCTCCTACCCATTCTATTATACTCACGCTGATGGCCTCCTTCTCCTTTTAAGGCGATCATTTTCATTCAAATTTTCTTTGTGTTCTTTTGTTCTACTACTTTCGTGTTCTTGTTTAGCCTCCCTATTTATTTTCGGAGAAGACCAGTAACCTGCAATCCACAGGTCTGATATTTTCTCCAAAGCTTTTTTGCGATGTTCAAAAGCTTTCTGAGCTCCATCAATAATTTTCGCATTCTTGATGGCTAGCAGATGTTTGTTGTTTGCTTCTTGATAACGAGAATCTTGAACAATGAGTGCAAAGATTGCAGCCTCAGTTATTTTCTTGTCTGCATTTCTAATTCTGATCTCGTTGTCAATCTGAGCTTTCAACAACCCTAACTGTTCTTCTGCCTTATCTCTTTCAAATTGAGCTTCTGCAGAATTTTCTACCCATGTCAGAAATTTAGAAGCATGATG